CTGGATAATCACCAGTGCTATATTTTACACCACTGGACGAAGAAGTAAATGTCTCAGAACCAGTATTAGTTCTATTTAGACTTTCATACAGTTCTGTATACTTTGTAGCTTCTGCTGTCAAGTTATTGCTATTTGGTGCAGGAACTTGATTAGGTAAATTCAAAAAGGTTGCCATATAGCTTTATCTCCTTTCCTCATTTAATCATTATCCAACCTTGCTCTAAGTCTCCATATTTATAAAAAATATATACTTTTTGACCGACTACTAAATCTTCACCAGTCATATTTTTATATGGATTACTTGGGGTTGACATATCACTTGGAAAAAAGACGGTAGCTTTTTTAGTGGTAGCATCATAACTTGCTACAATGGCAACTTGACTTACGATAAGTCCAGCACTTCTTGCTATTTGGTTAAAAGCAGATTTAACAACATCATATACGAAGTTATATTGTTCTTGTGCTTTTTTAATTTCACTCATAGCCATTATTCTATCTCTACCGCCTTTGCCAAGTTAATTGTAGATTGTATATCTACGCCGATAGGTAATTCTATACTGTTGATTAGGAATCTTTCTTTTTGTGAATTTAAGTATGTATCAGTTAGTTCAACGATTTGGTTTACATCTAAATGATACAAAGCTAAACAATTTATGTCTACATTAGATAGTTTAGCCCTTGCTTTCTTTAATTCCCAATTCGCTCTCGCCTGTGCTTTTTCTAGTGTATCAATTCCCTTAACATATTCAGTAATCATTTTCACTTTCTTGAATCCAACATTAGGAATAGAGTTAGGGTCAGAAAGGTCATTATTGAGTGCTTCGTATGTAATTGGGGTTTCAGAGTTTTGAATATTTTCACCAACAACGAGAACCGAGTTATAGATTTCACTTAATTGATATTGTTTTGTTGCGTTCAAATAGTTGTACTCATCTTTACTGAATGAATAAGCTGGTGCTTTATACATATCAGCATCATCTGATGGGTACATATTCAATCTGCCGTTTTCATCATAGTAAATATAAGCACTAATATTAAGTGCTACTTCTAATAGTACATCAGAAATAGTTTCACCAGCAGATTTTGTAATGTCATAGGTTATTTCCATATCTTCAAACTCTTTTGATATAGATGGTTCTACTGGGTCGCCAACTATATTGAGTCTTAGTGTCTTTCTTATCAAGTCACCAACTTTACTACCCATCTCTACTGTGTAAGTTCCTTCAAGAATACCACCATTCTGACCGTTCAGCATACTCCATTTATCCGTTCCAGAAAGTTCAATTTTTCTTTCAGATAGATTACTTGTCATAGCGGGGTCATCGAATACAAATACGCCTTGTGGGAAGTATTTAGGAATATCATCAATCTTATAACCTAGATATAATTTGAACTTATCGCCAATGCTTATGTTTTCAATAAAGTCATTGTATCTACCATCATAATTAGGTAGTGAGAAATCGCAAGTCCTTCTTACACCTTCATCAAGGGTGTTGTTTACAGAACCACTATCATCTATAATATCACCCTCTATAACCTTTAGTACACTTTCATCTTCTTTTCTGAGAAGTTCAACTTTATAGACAGGTGTTCTAATATTATCTTTGATATGGTCGATGTACTGTTCAATAGTTGGTGTTTTCTTTGTATAAAAAGAGTGAACTGGAAGTCCTTCAACGCCGATAATCCCTGTTTGTGGCTTGATTCTATAGGTTATTCTTCTTTCAACATCAGGATGTTCTACATTTATAATTCCAATATTAGGAAGTGCTTTTGCTTTTACATTGATGGTTGGATTGAAACTATCTACAGTGATAGATAAACTATTTAGTTCAGTGTTAATCTTTATTGCAGTTTCTACATCAGAACTAATAATGAATATATCTGGGCAATTTAGTTCTCTATCTAAAGAAGAACCAATACCAAAAGAATAATTACCTAGACTTAGGTTTCCAAGCAATTAAATCACCCGCTTCGTCAGTTAATCGTGAAGCGAATGATACCGTCGCTATTCCATACTATTTCAAGTTCGGCGTTGATTAAGCTAAGAGTCTCACCAAAATCTACATAAGCAATTAGAGGTTTGTTTGTAGATGGAGTATTATCATAGATAACAGCATATCTAATATTACTAATATTAAGTGCAGTCCACTTGGGGTTGTCAGCCTTTAGAGTAGCAATCTTGTCATTGAGTACATAGGTTACATTTGTCAATGTTTCTCCGCCAGTTGTATATCCTGCACCTGTGATTTCTCCATCTACATTATCCTTATATTTATGTGCTTCTCTACTAGGAGAATAACTAGAAGATACAAGCATTACTCTTAAATCGTCGCCATCAAGATTGATTTCTTGGTTTGCAATAGTATTAAGAAATTGATTATAAATATAGAGACTTTGTGCCATAAATCAATCACCCCTTTCTTTTAGATTGTAGATAAATATGTTAATTCCTATCATTTATTAGTCGCGTATAGGAGAGCGAACAAACATTTCGCAAACTGTGTTTGCATCCCGACCATTTGTCAGCCGCATATCGGGGAGCGAACAAACATTTTTACCAATATAACGCAAAATGCCCTACCTGAATATGAATTAAAAAATCCATAAGGTGAAATCAGGTAGAGCATCGTGCGTATTTTGATTTTTAACTTTTGACGTTCCAAATACTTTTTCGAGTATAAGGTTCTTGTTTCATCGACCCTGCCTTCTTCAAAAAGAAGGGAACTTATGCAATCTCCGCAAGCGTTTCTGTTCGGTTTCGTCTGACCCTACAGTGTTTACTACGATAACTTAAAAACTATTTTTAGCCATAGAAGTTAGGAGATGACTTAGAATGAGTGATTAAGAAATGTAGCTACAAGGTTTCTACTCTCTGCAATTTTTTGAATATATGTCATGTCAGAAGTTAGGTGTAAGACGGAACTGTGCAGAGTTAAGTTTCATCTTACATTTGCATTATACCACAAGATTTCGATTTTGTCAAGAACTTTTTCAAATTTTCTTTGAAAATTTTTGCACTATCCGCAAAGTAGTACAAAAACTGAATATTCAAACTTTTTTAGATTCTTTTCTTGAGATATTCGACAGTCTCTGCAAGAGGGAATCTAAACATTCCTTTGAATAAACTTTAGGTCTATTGGGGGATAGACTTTATAAGTTTAGAATATGGTTTGAATGTCCTTGCTCTCAACATCCTCTTTATCTGAGGTACAAGTGTATTATAACACTAAAATCCTGTTTTGTCAAGCATTTTTTCAATTTTTTTTGAAAAAATATCTGAGTAAATTTATCTATACGTCAAGTTGTGTGAATGTTATATTTCCATTTCACACAGCCTTTCTTTTTAGTATAGATACCATTCGTAGATGGCGAAGTTTAGATTCGTAGCATTAGAACCTGTCCATGCCGAAATCTGTAGCACTGGATAATACTCGCCTGAGTAATTGCTAATATCACCAGAAACAGAAAATTTTTCAGCAGCTTCAAATGTTGTAACTGAACTATAATCGTCGAAAGTAGCAGCCGTAATGGTTCTTTTTGTTCCAGAAGATGAATAAAGTAACGAACTGTCAAGTCCGATATTTGAAGTACCCAGCTTTTTTATCGAACTATACACACATCCCATGTAGGAAAAGTTGGTAATGTCCATTTTAGGGACATTAAACCTTGCGGCATGATAATAACCTGTGTACGATTTATTGCTATAAGTGAGCGCTCCGATGCTGTCATCAGCGGTCGGTTGAACTTCTTCGAAAGAAGTATCAGTGCCAACATAAGTTTGAAGGGTTACAGGGTACTCAGGATTAGTATTGACGCCATAGATGAAGTACACAACGACATTCTGCCACCCGCCATCGACATAAACCTGTGTCGGTACAACTGTCCATTTTTCACCGTCGAAGATGTGGACTGTCTGCGCTCCCACCTGAACATAAGGCTTGTCCATAACCGTGAGGATTGCGTTGGTGAGATAGCCTCCGACAATCCACACATCGCCGACAGAGGGGTTCTCAGGCTCATTTTTTCAGCACCTCCATCCCCGTGTTCAGCCCATGTTTTACTCTGTCCTCGACCTCTGCGCGCTTGCCGTCATTGAATCGGTCGAGCGTCCCGACGAGGTAGCCCGTAATGCGGCGGATGCGTTGCTGTAGATCGTCCCGCTCAGTGCTAGCGCACCCGTGATGATCGCCGTAATGATGCTGCTTTCCACCACTTGCTGCTCCTTTCTTCAGCCGATTTCAACCTGTTTGCTTTGCTGCTCTCCGATTCAGATACACCTCCCAAGTCAGCGTTTGTTTTCGGCAATTTGCCCGCACAGTCCGCTTGAGTTCCCGCATGATGCGCTCGCCTTGAAACAGCCTTTGACGGATGTTGCAGTTGTTGCAGTGCTGCAACTGTCCGAGACGGGAAAGCAGGCTTGCCGCTGCTCTCGCTGCAATGCGTTTCCCTTGACTTCGTTGCTTGCGGAATCGGGCGATTGCTCTCTTGATGCGGAGTAGGTTGCGCTTTCGCGGAATTGTGTACCCGCGCCCGTAGCGATAACCAACGGCATCAGGCATCCGACCTTTCGGGCGGGCGAATCCGTTTCTCGGAGGGTTCAGAGGTTCTTTTTCTTGCTCTCCGACAGTCGGAAAAATCTGCCAGTCACTTTTGAGTTGCAGATGGTGGTCGTTCAGCCATCGTTCTATCATCCGTTTCAGCTTCTTCAATTTTCGCTTGTTCGAGCCGAAAATTGTGAGGTTGTCCATGTACCGGATGTAATGCTTGCACAGCCCGCTTTCCCGAATGAGACGGTCGAGGGGTTGCAGAACGGTGTTTGCAAACCACTGCGACGTGTACGCGCCGATTAAAATGCCATCCTTGATGACGCGCCAAATCAGGTCGAGGACGCGGCGGTCTTTGACGAGCTGTCGCATCCGTGCCATTACGACCTCAGGCTTGAGACTGTCGTAAAAGTGCCGAATGTCTCCGCACAATTCGTACTTTGTCCCTTTCTCGTCGCGCTTCATCCATCGCTCGATGGCGTCCTGCCCGCGGCGCGTTCCTCTGCCGCGGATGCTGCCGCAGCAGTAGTAATCCATTCCGCGCATGAGTTTTGGTTGGAGTGCTTGAATCAGTGCGTGGTGGACATACTGATCTGGATATTGCGCGGGTTCGCTGACTGTTCGCCATTTCTGCGCGCTCACGTCCCACCGCTGTGTGACGTGGGGCGGTTTTGGTTCAAACCCATCGACGAGAATCTTCCGCAGTTCTTTGACGCGCTCCGGCTTCGTTTCTTCCACCCAAGCGGTGCAGGAATTTGGACGATGATGCGCTCGCCAGTGGTGAGTACGGTTTACCTCATCAATGGCGCGGATTAAATTCTCATCTGAGATGAGTTGTTCAAACACATTCTTGATTCGTTTCAGGGACGATTCCTCCTTTTAGCTTTACGGGCGTTCCATCGCCTCCGTGGAGGTGTACTAACCCGCTCCCTGTCTGCTTATCTTCACCGAGAGGTGCGCGACTGCCTGTGCCATGATTTCGAGGATTTAGCATTGCTCTATTAGGTGGCGGCAGCCGATGTTCGCGTTGGCGTTCGACGCGCTGTTGTAGTTGACGTAGCCCAAGCCGCGGTTGGTGTTCTGGTTATAGTTGCCACCAACGTAGACGCACGGGTTCGACGCGCTGAAGCTCCAGTAATCGCACGAACCGAAAGCAAGAAGAACATCGGCAATGCACAGACAGCCCCGTTGAGGGGGTCGCGACCCCCTCAAACTCCCCCGTCAGGGGAGTTCGTGGAGGCGGCAGCCGATGTCCGCGTTGGCGCTCGACGCGCTGCCGTAGTTGACGTAGCCCAAGCCGCGGAAGGTGTACTGGTTATAGTAGCCACCAACGCAGACGCACGGGTACGACGCGCTGAAGCTCCAGTAATCGCACGAATAGGTGTCTCCGCTGCCTCCGGTTGCCGTGGGAATAAAGAGCGGGTACGTGCCGTCAATCGCCTTGACGCCAAATGCCGACGGATAGCCGCTCGACGGTGTGCCGACCGAAATGCCGCCAGACGAATCGCTGAATTTCGAGGGCATCAGGACGATGTTAAAGCCGTTGCTGTTGTTGTAGCATCCGTCGCACCAATCGTACACGTTGTCCCACAGTCCCTCGATGTTGCGGTACTGGACGCCGACGCCGTAGGTCGTGCGGCTGGTCTGCATCGTCCCTGTGTGGTAAGGCATCGCGTCGGACGCGCCGACAGCCTGCGTGCCGCTGTTGTTGCCGCAGCCGTAGCCGATTTTGTCCTGCGAGTTCCAGTGGGCAAATTCGACGATGTAGAGCATCCAAATTGTCAGTCTCGCTGCCCAGTCCATCTGCCAGATGTTTGTGCCGATGTTGTGGATGTTCGTTCTCGCTGTAGAACGGGTGATTTTTGCGACAGGGCTTGCCCCCGTCACGCTCTTGTAGGACGAGTTGCAATGATAACGCCCGATGTAAGCGATATCTCGCTCGCCCTTGCCGTCCCCTCTGTCCATGTGCATCGGAGAGACGTGGAATCCGTCCAGCTCCTCATTCGCGATTTGAATAGCGAGGTCGTTTCCGTTCTGTGTCAACTTGTAATAGAATTTCGGGATCGCGACCATCGTGCCGCCCGTGCGCTCGGTGACAACCATCCCCGCCCACGGCATGATGTTGTCAAACGGCGAGCCGTAGCTGGATGCGCCCTTGACATAAGGGACAGGGTCGGCGAATCCCTCTGCGCTGTCCGTGCGCGACCACTGCGGGCTGCTTGTGCCGTCCCAGTAAGCTCCGTAGATTGTTCCGGAGGGCGTTCCCCATGCCTTGTTTTTGTACACGTCGGAAAATTTGTACGCCCATGTCGTTCCGTTCCACTGTTTCACGCTCATGGAGTTCGTTTTGATGTAAATTTTGTCTGCGATGTTGAGTGCGTAGTCGCCAAATTCCTCCGGCGCACCGATTTCGGAGTATGCGATGTCCGAGTTAATCCAGATGTCGCCCACGCTGCTGGCGGTCGGCTCATCCGTTTGGACGAACACCTCGCCGACCTTCACATCTGTCCGCACCCATACCGTGTTTTCCTTCGGACTGTTCGGGCGCGTCTGCCCGCCGATAACGTAGAGTTGCAGCGTTTTGCTGCCACCTCCCGCTCTCGGCATCCCGATTACTCCCATTACAGCACCTCCCGCGTTTGCTCGCGCCATCTCTCAGGCACGTCGTCAATCGTCATTTTGCCCGCTTTGATTCGCGCAGCGTAAAATTTCGCCATTACACGCCCTCCTTATTTGCCATGTCTGCCACCAAGTCCGCGAGTTCCACGACCGCATCCTCCACGTTCGTGATGCGTTCTTCGAGCGTTTCGCCCCCATCGGGTTCTTCAGATTCAGAAGATTCTACGACAGGTTCTTTTTCGATTGGTACAACAGTATATTCAGTTACTACTGTTTTAGCAGGAACATAATCTTTAACTTTGACTTTCCAAGAAATAACAGTACCACCAGCAAGTGTAGCTGTTCTCTTTTCATATTCTGCTGGTTCACTTGGAATAACTTTAGATGACTTTACTACTAGCTGCATATCTGTAAGGTCAGGTTCAATAAGTTCATTTCCATCTATATCAAAATATTTAACCATTATTAAAACCTCCTTACAAGAATAATATTGAGGTCTACTTCTGGTTTACTTTCATAACACCAAAATGTTACAATACCATCAGCAGTTTCACCGCCACTAATACAAGAAAGTGCTTCTTGGTTAGCGTCATCAGTTTCTTGGTCGCCAGTTGAATCTACAAAAGGAGGTTGGAAATTCATTTCAGCAGTAATACCATCTACATTAACAGATTGCGTATATGGTGCGCTATCATCACCTGAAACGCTAGTCCAACCGTCAACTGTCAAAGTAACAGTAAAAGCCTTTAATTCGCTAGTAACATTAGCTGCTGTTTCTTTTGCTTCTTCAACAGAAGTAGACAAGGTACTCAACTTAGTAGAAAGCGCAACACCATCATCATCAGTAATAGCCTTTTCTTTGGTTTCAGGATAATAGATATTATCATTACCATCAATTAGTTTATCTATATAACTAATGGACACTATTATTCACCGTCCTTTTCCAAAAGGGCTTGAACTTTTTCTCTCAGTGATTCTGGATAAACGTCATCAATATTTTTTAGATTCTGTTTGATAAGGTTATAGTAAATCTTATCCATTATCATCTTCACCGCCTTGTGCTACTAATTCGTATACTTCACATAATGCAAGCTGAGTATTTACAAGCTGTTCTTGCAGTTCTGTATTCTTTTGAGCCATCATTTGGATGTATTCATCTTTGCCATATTGGATTTCTTCATACTGAAATAAAACCTCAGTTTTATCTTCATTTTCTTCGTCTTTTTTCTCAACTTGAACAATATTATTATGAACATATACAATGTTTTTTCCTACAACAATAGGTTTAGCCTGTGCTTCTGAACCTTGTACGATTCCCATATTTTTCACTATGTGTCGCCTCCTTTTTCACATTGTATTTATTAGACTTCTTTGATATAAAGCGTTTATAATATTGGTTTAGTGTCTGCGCTATTGGTTTCAAATATTTCTGACGCAATCTCCAAGAATTGCACCATTTCAACCATCCGTCATACGAATTTGCAGAACACCAATCGTTATAATTTATTGGTTTACCCATGTCTTTTTTCTTTTTAATTGCTAACATCTTTTTCTTAAACTTTTTACAAGTTGATTTTCTTAGCAATTTATATCCATAGAAATGACGATAACCAACAAAGTCAACACCACGAATAGCGGTAGGGAAGATTTGCCAGTTATATTTTATTCTTATATCAAGTTTATCTTGAAAATATCCGTCTATTCTATATAGTACCTGATGTAACATACCACTGGATTTTCCGAAGATTACAATATCATCCATGTATCTTACAACATATTTGATTTCTTTTTCTTCTTTGAGCCAATGGTCAAAATATGATAAATAAAAATTTGCAAAAAACTGAGAGAGATAAGAACCAATAGGGATGCCTTTCTTGTCTGGGTACGAATCAATAATCATATCCAACAGTTGAAGTAAATCTTTATCCTTAAATTTTCTTCTAAGTAATTGTTTTAGTATATCGTGATTTATGCTAGGATAAAATTTAGCTACATCAATTTTAAGACAATATTTAGTACCTTCTACATCTCTCATATATTTTGTAACAAGTTGTGATGCCTTTTTGATTCCTCTGCCTTTAATAGATGCACAAGTATGATAACAAAATACTTCCATGAACACTCTTTCAATTTGAAGTAAAATTGCCCATTGAATTATTCTGTCTGGAAAATAAGGTAGCTTCATTAGTTCTCTATCTTTTCCTGCATCATTGATAATAGAAATATTATATTTACTAACTTTATATGTCTTATTTATTAGCATATCTTGTATTTGTTTGAGGTAATATTCAGGGTTAGAATCAACCATTTTTACCTCTTTGTAAAATAATTTATCTTTTCTAGCGTTTTTGTGTGCTTCTTTTAAGTTATCCATATCATATATTTTTTCAAATAGATTTCCATATCTTTTCATATTGAAATATCCCTTTCTTTTTATTGTATTTTTCTGAACCGAACTTTCGAGATTTATATTAAACCCTACTAATACAGATTTTTCTATTGTTTATGTTTTGCCTAGTGGCAAGGTAACGGAATCGCCTTATATTACAATACAACCCTTTTGAGGTGTATTTATTTGTAAATAAAAGAAAAGTAGAAAATATAACCTGCGCCCCGACATTAGAATTAGAGTCGGAGGACGTATAATTCAGGTTCAACTGGAACGTGCCAGTATTACCAGCATTATTCCAATTACTACTGCAATTCGTGACGTGAGACGTATAGACATTACTGTTATCACAATTATTATAATTTTTTTATATATGCCTCGTCTTTTGTCAAGAAAAGAGGAAGGAGGATTCATACGTCCGATTCGTTACCTATATATATCTGTTTTACTTTAGTTTGTAAAGTTATTGTTGTTTATAAATACATAACCCGCGCCCCGACATAAGAAATAGAGCCGGAGGACGCATAATACAGGTTCAACCGGAACGCGCCAGCATAACCAGCACTATCCCAATAACCACCGCAATTCGCGACGCGAGACGCACAGACATCACCGCTATCACAATAATAAGTGGTTTGTGAACCACTACACTCTTTTGCGATAAATGCTGTTTCTGTAGTTCCCTGCACTTTGCTTATATATCCGCTAATATTGGCGGTAGCGCCTTGCCCTTGGTTAGTATATCCACTACCACTATCATTAAAGCTATCGGTTGCTGTAAGGATATTATATGAAGCATCTGTAACGCATCCATCAATCCATTCATTGATATTACCCCAAGCATCCTCAATGCCAAATAGCTTAACATGGTGAGTGCCGTCTGTCATATATGTTGGGTTAGTAGACTTAATATTTTCACAGTCCATACCCCATGTTTCTGTACCACCAGTTGATGTAACTTTACTATTTGAAGAATTAGCATAACCATAACCAACAGCAGTTTGTGAATCGAGTGTCTTATATTTTAGTAAATACATTACCTGTCTAAATACTAACTGATAAAAACCAGACTGTTCATATCCAGTACCATTATTCTGTGCATAAGTTCTAAATGTACTGATGGTATTACTTGCTGTTGGAGTTTGTCCTTTCAAAGAACGTAATTTTGAAGATGAAACATAACCTTTATATGCTCCAAGGTAGAATACTTCTTTGCGTTCACTACCTCTAGTATGAGCATAATATTTGAAGTCTGCATTATCGGGGTCTTCGGTCATGCTAACACTAAGAATATCACCAATAGTTTTAATTCTGATACCCTTCATAGGAAATGCAATCATTACATCACCAGCACTACCACTACTAATATCAGCAGTAGTACCATCCTCAAACTGAGCAAAATTATCAGGATTTAGTCTACCAACTTCCTCACCTGCACTGAATAAAACAGGATAGTGCCCGAAAAATTCATCCCAATCGCTAGAACCAGCAGTCATATTTATAGCATCATCTGCATAAGTAACAGATGAAGTTGGGTCACTGTTTGTAGTATCTATAAGAACAGTCATAGTCTTATATGGCATAGGAGTAGCAGATACTCTATTCTTTTCTTCCATGTTGATAGCACCAGTATCGCTATAAGGGAACAGAGCAAAATAATAGGTTTCTCCATTGGTCAAACCACTAACGATAAAACCGTTCTCTTTATACTTATTACGAACCTGATTATCTACAAGCAAGATACCATCTGTGATATTTTCAGGAAAAGCACCAAGTTTCTGTACAAGTTTAGTACCTTTCCATGTGCATACAACATGGTCATCAATAAGAGTATCTTCTGGGTCTGACCAGTAAATTGTTAGACTCCCATCAGCTTTAATAGCTTTCAAATCACTGACATTAGAAGGAGATAAACCCTTTTCAGTAGTATCTATATCTATCCAATCGTCATCATTATTTTTATATTGTAATTTTTCATCATAATATCTAAGACCGTGAGAGCCATTCTCACTATTTACAGTAGAAGCAACATGAGAACTAATAATATTTGTATTATCCTCTACTTGCTCTTTAAGTTTATCGAACTTATCACCTGTAACATAGGAAATAATTTCCTCATTATGGTCAATGATATCAGTTAAAGATGGTCTGATATAAGTGTTAGCATCATCTGCTAATTCAAGGAATCCATCTTTACCTCCGTATAACTTCCAGAAAATATGGATAAGACCAACTTCACCCTTATTATAGATTTCTGTATCATCAGGATAATCGTCTGTAGAATAAATCTTTTTGCTAGTAGAACTGGTATAAGTTGCAGTGCCACTAGAAGTTTTGTCTTTCTTGTAAATTAGAGTAGAAAGATACTGTGCTTCGTCAGTATAATTGTCCTCACCATTTTCGCCAAATGGAATGTTAATCTTTGGCATTAAACTTCACCAACCTCTTTGAAACTAAATGAAACATAACGTGGTTCACCATTGATACCAGCAGTAATGAGATTATCCTTATATTCAGATGTAAAAACACGAAAAATGCGACCCTTGTTGTCTTTGAGATACTTCAATCTATCACTAAATATAAAGTCTCTAAGTTCGTTTAACAATTCAACATCTTGTTTCATAGAACATAAATCATCCATTACTAATGCAGTGATACTACCTTCAATATGGTTAGTAGCACCTCTACTATAAGCATTATATGGTAAGTTAGTTTCATATTCTGATATATTTTCTACTTGGCTAATATCTCCACCAGTCAAATCTAAATCAAACATATATGATATTTTATTTTCTACATCTATAAGATACCATCCATGATAATATGGTTCGATTGTAGATGTAGTAAGTGGTGCTGAAATTTCAGTATTATTCTGACCAAATAGATAATATTTATACTTCTTATTTTTTAGTGCTGTAAAATCAATGTATTCTTCTTCAAGAACATCAATTTTATCAATCTGTTTTAATACATTCGTACCTTCTTCTTCTCTGTAAATCATCCAGTTAAGAATAGGAGAAGAAATGCTTGACACATTACCACCAGAAACAGAACCATCAAATTCGCAAAGCAAATAAGTATCTGTTGTCCATTGTGGATTAAAATTAGTATTACTATAGGAATCTATCTGAGATTTAGTTAATGGAGTATTCGTACCATACACTTTATCTATATTATAACCTCCACGGTTTGTATTACCACCATAGAAAGTTACAGTATCATAAGATGTAGATTCTGGAATTGTAGGAGAATAACTTGTTAAGAAAGTTACTCCCATAAAAGAACCATTATAGTAGTTTCTAATACTCATTATTCTCCCCCTTTCACAGTTTTTATATTACCAATAGTATTGACTACTAGCTGTGTAGATGTTACACCTATCATATAAACAAACTCTGGATATATGCTCATAGGTGCATTATCTATAGTAATTCCATTTGTAGTCTCGTAAAAGTTCGTTCCGTTATATCCGATTTCAATGTAATCACCAGTTAGACTATTATCTAGTCTCATAATTTTACCTTCAAAATCAGAACGAACAGGATTCCACCAAAATACAGGCGGGTTACTTCCTGCATTGATATTTAATCCAGAAAAGATTAAATAAGCATCAGATGTAATATGTAATCCCATATTACCACTTTTTACAAAATTATCTACATATTCAACTTCGCCTATTGCGTCGCCAATAATCTGTTTAATACCACTCCATCTAAGAGTAACAGAAGCAGAATCTTCATTATTATAAACATCCGGTGAAATACCAAGGTTAGGAGACGCATAATCTACATTAAATGGTGTCCAAGGTGTAGAATATGTTTGATTTGCCTTTGTATTGATAATGAATCTAACATCATAAGATTGTCCACTTAGTAGACCATCAAATGTATATTCCAATCTAACATTTTCTTGTAATCCACTACTAGTAACTGAATCTGGATTCTGTTCAGAACGAATATACGCAGTAAAACTAGAAATCATAACAGCTTGTGGATGTGTATAGATAGGTTTGAATTTATACGACTGTTGTGTAATAGTCTTAGATTCAAAAACAACAATAGGATTGTCGTAGACCATAAAAGGAATCTGTTCAGAAGTTGCTACATTAGATACTGTGAAATTTGTAAATGTAGTAGTTGTTGTTTCGTCTCCGTCATCAGGTTCTACTGCCGCAGCCAATGTTTCGTCATCAGTTTCGTCGTCATTTCCAATATCTATTCTTCCTGCGTCATTTCTTGCACCTTCAACATAATTGAATAAAGCAATAGTATTAGAATCTATCTTTCTAACATAATATGTAGTATATTTTTCAAGTGGTTCGGGAAGTCCGTTATCTCCACTTACATAAACAGTGTCGCCAGTAACAAGGTTATGATTAGGAATAGTTAGGGTATTTTCTTCACTATTGACTTCCGTTGTTTCCAAGTCATTTGCAAAGAGTTCTACTTGCCATTTATAAGTATTTCCAGCTTCTAGTTTATTCGGCTCTAAAAGGATTTCTAACGTATCGCCATCGTACAACGGTGTTTCAACTGACACACTATGATTTCCTTCTCCTTGCGTTAAAATATCTATTTTATTTTCATTCTCTAAAGCGTCAGATTTCGTCTCAAAGACGTTAAAATGTCCAAATGAAGTGTTACCAACATAATATGACACACCTACCTCAAGGGGTTCTGGCAATGTCCCATCAGTAGAAAATTTAACTTCATCACCATCACTAAGATTATCAGAAGCAATATTAAACATATCCTGCAATACATTGACGCTTGTAATATCATAGCGTATTGTAGTTGGAGTTTTTTCTGTAGATGCTTCTGTGATTAAGTTATTGTTTAGGTCATATACGAGAAATCGGTAGGCAATACAAGATTGCCCACCGATTATCAGACTAAATGTATTAGTTACTTTTGGATTTATGGTAGATTCATTTGGTTGCATATATTGTCTAATAGGTTTGTAAATAAAAGGCAATATAATACCCCCTTTACTTTATCTACGATTTTGTTTAGCAATTTGTTTGAGTGCTGGAATAAAGTCATTAGCATCCTTGACATTATTAAGCGGAAACGTACAATTATTGAAATTGGTATCATTACTGCTAACATTATCACGACCACTATTGATATAACTAGCACTTGTTCTTGACATATTTCTAACAAAGTTTTCCATTTGTTTAGAATTAAGAACATATTCTGGACTGCTTGGTGTGCCATGTAGCATAGCAAGACCAGTAAAATCAACAGCACCATTTTCGATGCCGTTTGCATATCCAGAGAATAGAGATTTTGTCTGTTTATTCATCGTTATAGTTTGATAATTTGTAGATTTTGCTTTAGCTGTAGTTGTAGTTGCTTTTACTGTGCTAGTTGTAGTATTGCTAGTAGTCTTAGAATCAGAGGATGTAGATTTATCATCGTCATCATCATCGTCGTCTTTACTACTAGATGCCTTGTCAGCATATTTCTTTGCTTCACTAGCAGATTCCTTTGCGCTTTTTGCTGATTCAGCAGCGTCTTGAGCAGCAGCACCAGCACGTTCAGCGGCATCTTCTGCTTCTTCACAAGCTGTAACAGCTTCTTGTGCAGCAGTCTTAATGTCGTGTAGTGCATTAAAGACAATAGTTTTTACACTAGCCATAGTTGATGCAAAACTCTTTGATGCCTTAGACATTCTTTCAAAATTCTTTTCATCTGATGTAGCAGCGCTTTCTACATCTTGAATATGAAGTCTAATAAGTTCAGCTAGATTCAAAAAACTACTAGAAATCGTTTGAATATATCCAGAAATATTAGACATGATAGGAGTTAGCTGTTCGCTATCCAATCCATCTAAGGAGTTCTGAACATTAGTCAAAGTAGCAACTGTAGCTTCACCAAGGTCAAGCATAGCTTGTTTGTGGTCTAGTACCTTCGTTGTCATAGATGTAAAATCTGTATCAGATTGCAGTCTTGTATTAGATGTAGAATTACGATATGCTAGAAGTTCTTGTTCAAGTGCTTGTAGTGCTGTCGTAATCTCGTCTATAGTAGATTTACAATTAGTGAATATATTAGACAAATTGATTTCTGCTACACTCTGTAAGATGCTCTGAATTTTACCAATAGATTGTTGCGCTGAATAAATACTATTATCAACTTCTGTAGTAATTCCTGTTTGCTGAGTTGATGTTTGTTGTGTAGATGCAAATGCACTACCCTTTTTCGTCTTTATTTTTTCTCCATTTGAATTAGTAACATATTCATATTCAGCAGATTCATTTGATTTAAGATTATTGTCTATAGATAAATCAGTAGATGTTTCTGGATTCTTAGTAGAAGTAGCTACTGTAGCTATACCAGTATATCCTGAGAATAGCGCCTTAAAATCCTTGTCTACAATTATGTTCTGATACCCTTCTACGATTTTTCCAGTATCTTCAAGTTCATCATTTAGGTCAGATACAGCATCTTTTGCTTTGTTTACATAACCAGTATAAGAGGATGTTGCACTAGAAGCAGTACTAGAACTAGATGTAGCAATATCGCCAATATCTTCAATATTATATCCAAGGTCTGATACCTTAACATCTATATTGTCAATATAATCTTCCCATGTATCTTTTAGTTTTTCAAGTTCATCAATTTGGTCATCAATAGCCTTTTCTGCTGCTTTTTCTGCGATTTCTTTTTCAATATCATCAAGTTCTTCTTTTGCATCTGCTACTTCCTCTGGGTCTGTAGTCCATACCCACCCCTGTTCATTTGTATAGACTCTAGTATTTCTCTGTGATTTGGCAGCTTCATAACGGTCTTGTGCTTTTTTAAGTTTCAATGCTCTTTCTTCTTCATCGTTATTATCCTGTAGTGCTTCTTTTTGGTCTTTAAGAGCATCAATCTTATCTTCGATAGATTTGATTTCAGCCTTGGCTTCTTTCTTTAATCTATCTTCTTCCAAATCTTTTAGACCATTATAGGCTTCTTTATTGTATTTTACAAATTCGTCAAGATACTTTTCTCTGTTAGCAAAATACTTTTCATTTAATGCAATTAACTGCTCATAATATTTCTTTTCATCTATAATATCCATGTCCCTTTGGTATTGCAGTTCGTTGTATTCATCTTCAAATGCCGCTTTCCATGCATCTGTGCTAGAAGTTGAATTTGCACTAGAAAATAGTTCAGTAGAAAGATTTTTCTTCATATTTTCTAGCAAATCTATTTCACTATCATATCCAGCTATTAGGTTATCAAGCTGTTTCATATAAGAACTGTTTGCTAGTTCTTCAGTAATATTAGAATTTGCTATCTGATTTATAAGTTCTTGGTTTTTAGCTTTCATGCTATCCAAGGCACTTACATATTCATCTGATTCACCAGAAATTGTCGCAATACTTGTAGCAAGTTCTAGTTCAGCAGTAGATAGACCATAAGTTGAATATGTAGTTATTGCATTTGCTTTTGCAGTAAGAAGTGTATTCTTCTTTTCTTCTATTTTCGCTTCAATGTTGTCAAGTATGTTTTTGGTCTGGTCTAATATACTATCAGAATTTATTTTAATTTGTCCGTTTTCTACATATAGACAGTCAAGATAATCTTCATCTAGCTTTAGAAGTTTCTTTAATGTTGATACAGAAACCATTCCGTTAGAGTTAAATTCATCTACGGCAGTTTCTAGTACTGTATAACCATTTTCCAAATCTTCTATTTGGGTAATATAATCATCTATTTCACTTGAAAGAGATTCTATATTATTAGCTGTATCATCTAATAATATATTTTTCTTTTCCATCCAGTCAACTAGGGTTGATTCACTAACACCGTATTCATTGGCTAATGCTATAAGTTGCCTATAATATTCAGCTTCTTTGGAGGTATTTTCATCTGTAAATGTTGCAATATCAGAAGCAGTTACACCAGATTCTTTTAGAGCAGCCATATATTGATAGGCTTGACCTTTTAGGTTATTTAACCAAAGGTACATAGAAGCGGTGTCTCTATCTATTGCACTATCCATTTCATCTATTTTCTTTGTAGCATCTGGGAATATTTTATTTGATAAACCTTCTGTAACCTCTTTAACGTGTTCATAATATGATGCTTGTTTTTCAATCTTAGTTGCATCACCAGAAGCGATTGCGTCATTATATGCCTGTACTGCTTTTTCAAGTTCTCCGAACTGGTCGCTTAATTTATCATTAGAAGCGATTTTATTTGAAATATATTCGTCTACAATACCTTGATTTGTAGAGATAATTTCATCGGCTACATCTATTCCACCCAATACGCCACTTTTTATAGAGTCCACGGTATTGTTATAAGTATAATTTCCACTTTCATCTTGAAGTTTTTCAAGGTCATTATAAAGTGCAGTAAGAGTTTCTTCGGCATCTTCTGCGTTTCCTACAAATTTTATTGTTTTTGTATATTGGTTTCCTGTTATTATATTAGAAAGTTTATCAGGGTCGTTTTCTTGGACATATACACCCTTATCTTGATATTTTGCCAATACAGCTTCAAGCTGAGAACTGTCAATATTTGATGGAATTTCACCTATTGTGTAGTCAGTTTGCATAGCACCGCTAGTAATATATGACTTCATATTATTTCTAGCAGTGTAATAAGCCGAAGTGTTTTCATTTACATATTGTGCTGCTTTTATCTTGTTTATATTTTCAAGAAGGGTTAATTGTTCTTCTAAGTTACCATTTACTAAGTCAATACTTTTAGCTTCTGCACCATATTTTTTAACAAGTTCGGTTTCAAGTGAACTTAGTTCACTCTTTATTTCTTTTTCCTCATTTCTAGTTAAACTTTCATCTTTTAGTGAATTTTTGAGTTCCTTAATTTTGTCTATATAATCTTGAAGTTCAGAAGTTTCTTGCTCTCGTGCAGTAACAGCATTTTGTGCGGTTTCTATTGCTTCTTGTTCTGCTTGCTGCTCTTTTTTCACGGCTGTAACTAATCCTGATACAACCGCTGTTATAGCTGTCAGAGCGAGTAGTGGGGCATTGGTTGCAGCCATTGTTTTAAGTGCAGTCCAGAATTTTTGGAAAGAAGATGCAGCCCCATCTGTCGAAAGTGCGTTTGCAGCTTGTGCTGTAGCTAAACCTGTACTCGCTACAGCAGCTTCGGCTTCTGCTTCTCCCATTTTTGTTGCCATTAGTGCAGCTTTTGTTTGAGTCGCATTAAGGTTTTTCGTACTTAGAACAAGCAATTTTTGTTGTGTTGTTAATCCAGTTATTGCCGAACCAAGTGCATTTGCATCTTCCTCGCCAATATCAGCTATATTTTGTATGATAGCACCAATACCAGCCATAGAATTAGTGGTTTTTATTGATGTTGTTAGTAATTTAGTAATACCAGCAATAAGTCCAGAAGCTATAACTCCTGATAGTGCATTACATTTATTGATAAGAAAATCTAACAAATCTACTGCTTTGATTGCTACATCAATAACAGTTTTGTATTCATCATCAACTTGTAGATTAGTTACAAACTGTTGCCAAGTTGCTGTAAGTTGGTTTACTTTAGCTTCAACAGAATCCATATAGTGTTCATATTTTTGAGTTGCTGTTCCGTTTGATTCTGTTGCAACTTCTGTTGCCTGTAAAACCGTATCATAGTTGTCAAAGGCGGCGATTAGTTTCTGTTATATTTAACTATGTTCGCAACACATAGTTGGGTATAAACCCCTTATGCTTTCACATAAGCATAGACTATATCTTTTACTATCTTACCATAGTAATCTTCTATTTCCACTACCATTAGCTTGTAATGTACTCTCTTACGAGATAGTCGTTGAACCTTGAACTACGAGAGTCCCTTGGTTGCGGATTATCCAATACTAACTGATTTTACTATACCTGAGTAGTTAATTCAGCCATTGTATATATCACTATCACAATTTAGTTAGTTAGTCTCTAAGGACTTCCCCGCAATTAAGAAGAATTTTTCCTATATATCACTATATAGGGAGACTATTTAGTTAATCTCTCTGTCTTGTCAATCTGTTATCCTACAAGTTTTTTATCTTGTAGTTCTTATAGTTTATATTTCTATAAGTTCAGCATATCTATTCATCTACAGCTTGTCTGTTTAGATGTCGGTGTCTCGTGGCATTGTTATATTCTATCTATATAGTTTCAAATGCTATGCGTTGCGCGTGTATATGTTGTTAAGCACATACTTCCGCTCTGATTCTCGTCTCAGAGTCCCAGATTTTTACACCGATGTTACAATTTATATTTCTATAAATTAGGGCAACAAGTTCACCCGCTAATGCCGTCGTAATAGCAGACTGTTCGATATCATTAAATTCAGTCCATCTACTACCAATTTCGTCTATAACATCTTCCATTGAACGCCATTCAGTATCGTTTTCTCTTAATCTAATACCTACTTTGTTCAGTACTTTTTCAACGTCGTTCAGGGCTTCTCCTGATTCGCTATCAATGAAATTTCCACATTCTATTACTTTTATGACCTACATAATTTGTAGGCGGTCGGGGTTCTTCCAAAAGTGTCTTTACACTTGACCCCAACTCTCTCGTTTCATTATATTGGATTATATCGAGAGTTTAGACTATTGCTTCTGTATCTAATAACTATACAGTCTTGTCGCTTAGTCGTTGTAGCTGAATAATATTTTAATCAGTAATTTCTACTTCATATTTTAACATAGCTTCATACAATTTTTGAGGTATCTTATTTTTATATTGTTCCGCAACTTCTTTTATCATATTTTCTTTAGCGTTTTTATAACTGTTAAAAGCTTCGTCTATTGTACTATAAGTTCCAATGTACTTTCCGCATAAACATGACATATAACCATTCTTAACTTTTCTTACACCTATCGGTAACAAACCTCTTAGAGCATCCGATTTTATGAATAAACTGTTTATTCTCTTAGGAACAAATATACAAGTTTCAGGCGAATATACTTTATTATGCTTAAACAAAATATCTTTATCAAGTTGCATTTCTTCATCATCTACTTGATAAAAATTTTCTTCGTACCATCTGGCAAAATTTTGGTAATTATGCCACTCATCACATACGCTACATTCTTTGTATGTTGGTCTAACAGCAAGAGATTTAGAGTCGTAACATCTTTTTATCATATCTCTCCAAGTATCATAGCACTTTTCTCTCTTACCGTCAACTATTGCCTGATATTTACCAATCCCTCTATATCCAACACCATATATATAAGGTTGATTAGGATTTATTGGTTGTCCTTTCTTAAATATCTTGTAGCAACTATGATACATAGTTGTCCCATCTTCAAACTGTATATCTATATCTTCACAATTTCTATAATCAATAATCTTGAATTTTAGACCTTGATTGTTGATAAATTCTTCACCTATCTTGTTTTTATTGGCTAATCGATTCTTCATTTTATCACCTCTTAATAATATATACATATAGGTATATATATGTATATTATATCACAAGGTTTGTATTTTGTCAAGTTATTTCTGAATTTTTTTAGAAAAAATATAAATAGCTATGTTATAATATTATTCTTGCTAGGCGTTGCCTATCCCTAGGGTTTCGCCGTATATTAGACAAGATTTTACTAGAATAGTTTATGTATTATCCTATTCTAAAGGCTGTATTATTAACCTTTATGTTTTCCATTCTTGCGATGATTGTCTTGAAGCTATTACCTATCTGCTCGGCTGACAAACGTGTTTGCTGTGAAACAACGGTAATAAGACCAATCATCTTATCCAAACTAATATCTGCATTATTTGCTGATGCTGCTACATACTGTAACGCAGTTGCGATTTCTTCTGCGCTTGTGGCATAGTTAAGGTCTGCTGCGGATAATTTATCTACAACAGTCACTGCTTCATCAGCAGTCATACCAAAACCATTTAATGTCTTTAATATTTAATAAGTTCGCAATACTTATTTACCTAACAGGTACTCATAATTTCTTATGAGAATAGACTATATCTTAATCTTAAAATAAGATTCTCTCCATTTCCATTTAAGGGGATTTCACCCACTACCATTTGCGATTGTAGCCGTACTCCTATTGCAACTTATTGTTGCCTATGGGATAGTCGTTGAACTTTACCCTATTCAGGTCTTAGCTGCTGATTACCCAATCATTATTATTTTCAAACATTCACGCTTAGATTTATTTCATTCTTACGTTGTAGTTAATAATACTCTAAGGGATTTCCAGCAATTAAAAGAGTTTATTATTATATATGTCACCATATACCCAGCCTATTTTTAAGCTGTTAAAAGTTCAGTAGCATCAGAAGCATCCATCGCACCAATTTTAGACAACATAGTAGATGCTGTTAGTAGCTTCGTTGTTTCCTCAATTGTCTTACCCTGTCTCCTGTTATATTACTTTGAAGTTCGTCACGCTTCAAAAGATTCTATCTAATATAGATAGATTTTCTATGTGTTTCCATATAGCATAGACCATATCTTTAATATACATTGTATATTATATTCCATTTCGATTTAAGGGAATTTCACCCACGCCATACGACTTGCGCCCTACTCCTATTGGCTGTTAACCCTTGGGATGGTCGTTGAACCTTATTCCTAATGGAATCTTGGCTGCGGATTGTCCAATACTAATACTTTTTACTATATCCGAATAGTTAGTTCAGCCCCTATATATATTACTATTATAGGTTAGTATATTAGTCTCTAAGGAGTTTCCCGCAATTAAGAATATTTTACATGACCTAATTAAAAGCCATTCTACACTGCCTTCCGCAACTTCTTCGGTTGTAGCACCTAGTTGTTTACCTAATTCAGCGTAAGAGTTCATAAGTTCTACGACTTCATCATCAGTTTGGTTAGTAACCATCTGGATTTCAGTCATACTTGTATCTAGTGTCTCGATTTCGTTTATACAATCTCTTACACTAGAAGTTAATAGATTTAATCCTTTGTATAATGTAGAATACACTAACGTATTCTGCATCATCGTTTTTAATTTCTGGGAAAACGAACCAAAACTTGTGCCAACACGGTTGACATTGTTTTTGAGTTCTGCTTGATACTGCGAAAGTTTCTGCGTTTCTATTTCGTTAGCTTTAACAGCAGTGCTATTATTTCTAACGGTATCACTATACTGGCTCAAAGAACTTTCTAATTTCTGTACTTGTTCTCTAGCTTCTGCTAGTGATTCAGCATCACTTTTTCCATATTCAAGTTTTATCAGATTTTTCTTTAGCTGAGTAAGCTGTTTTAAGTCAGAAATGTACTGGTTTACTTCTGTCTTATATTGATTGTCAGCTTGTTTTTGCTGATTCTTAGCAATAGCTTCATTGTTATCCGCAATAGCTTTTGTTAGATTTTGATAAGCAGTGGTATTAGCAGTTATTTTTAGATTAGACTGGTCGAAGGTAGTACTAATTTTTCCATATTCTTCTTCAAAAGTAATTCCTTTTTTTGTTAGTTCATCTATTGTTGTACCTAAGTTTTGCATTGTATCGGTATAGCTAGGAATATAATTTTGGTTTTCTGTGGCTTCTAATTCATTCTTCTTAGCTATAAATTCTACATAACGATTAAGAAGTTTCTCTATTGTCTGTTCTTGTTCATTTAATGCTTGAGTTTCTGCTTTGGCATTGTCAGATTGAATAGCAGTATTTGCTTTGCTAACAGCATCAGCCATTGCAATAGCAGCAGTAGTAACGCTTTCCTCTTTTAATGAAAGTCCTGTTATTTTTTCTCCTTCTGTTTCTACCGCAATACCAAAATTGTCAAGAGTTTTTGTTACAGTTTCAATTTGATTGCCATAATTTACAATACTTGGGTCATTATATGTTCCATTAGCAAGTGCTTCATTCTTTTTTGCTGCATACTTAGTAATAATATTAAGAGCATTTTGTATCTCTTGTTCTTCACTTTTGATAGCTTGTGTAGTTATAGATTCATTGACTTTTTTTATGGAAGATTCTATTCCAACTATTTCCTTAGAAACATTGTTTGCTGACTCTTTTACAGATTCTGTTGATTCTTTTGTAGATTCTGTTGATTCTTTTGCAGATTTAGAAAACTTTTCAAATTTTCCATCTACTTTATCAACAGAAATTCCTGTATTATTTAACTCTTTTTCTAGTTCACTTAAAGATGTTGTAATTTGTTGAACATCTTTACTATTTTCCGATACTCCACTAGTTTTTAGACTTTCGAGTTCATTGTTAAGTTTAACATACTCGTTCATAGTGGATTCTGCTTCTTTTAGCGCTTGAGAATTTTCAGCAGCATTGTTTTTTGTCAATGTTTGGTCAGTTCTTGACCAAAAAGTATTGATTACACCATTTTCTTCTTCTGTTACTTTTTTTAGTTTTATTGTATAAGTAGTCCAATCATCTAACTGAATAGATAATTCCTGTCTTATAACATCTCCAGCATTACTTAACGATGCTTTCATACTTTTATAGTGGTCTTGAATTGTATTTTGAAGTTCTAAGAGTTCTTCCCCAGAAATTTTTGTTAACTCTGAAAATGATTCAAGATATGTATTCTTTAATTGTTCCTTTATTACATTAGCATCTGATGTTGTACCACCAAAAGCATTACTACTAATGTTTGCTATTTGAGTTTGTATTTCTTTGAGTTTATTGATATCATTTGGGTCTGTTCCATTTTTATCGGCAAGGATTTTTCCGAAAGCACTTGGTTCAGATACGCTTTTAATTTTACCAGTAGATGTTGTAGCAAGCGTTTTATATGCTACTGGTGTATCTGCCTCTTGGGTAAAATCAAGTTTTAATAAAGTTGGAGTTATCTTAGTATATTTTAAGTTTAGTTCATCAAGAACAGAAATAAACTCTTTGAAAATGCTAAGAGAGTCTTTTATCTTAGAAACATCCATCATAGATGTAAAATTGTTTCCAGTTGTTTCTAGTATATTATCAAAATTTTTGATAGCTGTAGCCCATTTGTCAACTTCTTTATCTAATTTAGCAGCACTAAATTGTTGTTCCATTTCCTTAATATTACTTTCAAAACCAAGACTAACCAGATAATCTCTATTTGCTTGTGACATTTATTTACCTCCTTTCCTGATTACTTCTTCAAATATTTATTAACAATAGCTTGTATTTTTCTATCAGCTAATTGCTGAACATATTCATTGACTACACGTTCAGCATAATCTATAACATCAACAGAATCATTTCGTCTGGGGTTATTAACGACACCACCAGTGACATCACCGTTGATGAAATCTATAAGTCCATCAATAAAATCCTCACCGTCGAACCCTCTGTGAACTTGCCATCCTTCGCCATTATTAACTCTTTTTCCTCTTAAAGTTCTTCTATCAAAATAGATTTTGATTCTTTTACCATTCTTTTCTATTGTATATTTTACAGCATTTTTCAGTTTATAGGTTCTTTCATAGTCTTTTGGGTCGTATTGATTATACCAATTTTCGTCAAGATATTTCTGTATTTTTTCTACAGTATTGTTTCCTATATCTTCAAGTTCTCGCCATATTTCATTTTCCATATTTTGTTGAAGTGTTTTTAGTCTATTGTTGCAATATTTTGCGAAATCTTTCATTTGGTTTTGCAAATTGCTCACCTACTTATTTAGAACTTGCACCTTTGATTTCCTGAACACTTTCTTTCTGAATTTCTTCAACAGCTTCACTAAGCAGTGGGTTATTAAACATATTTATGTTATTGATGAATTTTAGATTTTCTCTGACACTTTTCTTTTTCATAATATTGTCAAACTTTTCCATAACATCTGTAAATTCATTAACAGATGGATTCTTTTCAAACGCTTCATTGAGTTTTGCAATAATACTCATGTCATTGATTCCAACAACTCTATCGCACTGTGACTTAAAGTCGTTATAATCTGATTTACAGTGTTCAACAATATAATCAAATGTACCAGTCTGTTTAATAAGGTCATAATTATCAGGTGTAACATTTTTGTCTTTTAATTCTACATCTATATAAGCCATAAGTAAAGTAAATGTAGAATAGAGTTCATAGTTCATATATAGAAATTCAACACCACCACTATTGTTTCCACTAAAGAAATCACTTAGAAAATCATAAGTGAAATCAATTAGAAACATCTGTAGAATTGAATACTTTTTACTAATAGGAATATAATTTTTAACTTCAATATTTTCATCTAACCATCTATATAAATCTGTTTTAGATAGTAACCCTGTTGAAGTCTGAATCATCTTATCATTCAAATCTGCAAAAGTAATTTTACTCATCGTGTTCCTCCTTTACTAATTGTTAATCCCATTCTCCAAAATTCATACAAATTTTCACATACTTTACTTTATGAATCCTTCTATGCTTAAATTTGATATAAGTCTTTTTGTCTCATCATTTTAGCCTTGTCAATTTTGAGATAATGTTCCTTTGTTACTGTGAGACTGGAATGAGACAACAATTCACTAATCAATTCAATAGGAGCGCCTTTAAGATTCATAAGCTGAGAACCAGAGTGTCTAAAATCGTGTGGATGTAAAGTATCTATACCAATTAGTTTACCAACTTTTCTGCACCATTCAGTTAGTGTCTGCACTGATGCCTGAGTTCCAGAAGAAGCTAAGAAAATATAAGGGTTATCGATTCCATCAGTTTCACGTTGCGCTTTTAGTTTTAGTAGAAGTTCTTTAGTTTCTTCACTAAAATAAAGTGTAACAATTTTTCTTTCTTTTTCAAGAACATCTTCAATGGTTCTGTGTTCAAAATCAATTTGTTCCCATCTAAGAGAAGAAACAGCATTAACTCTAGCCATAGTATCAATAGATAATCTAGCATAAGTTTCTAGTTGCAAATCACCATTATCTTTCAGCGCTTGCTTCATCTGTTCGTATTGCTGTTCAGTCAAGAATGTCTGTACGACAACAGGAAGTCCTCTCTTTGGTCTAACAATAAATTCACAAGGATTTTCTTGACAAAGTTTCTTTCTTCTTAGATAAATATAGAAAGCACTGATTGAGGACAATCTTCTCTTAATTCTTTCTACATTATTACCATTCTGTTTACACCAGAAAATAAATTCCTCAATATCATCATCTGTTACATCCGTAATAACAGGATTAAATTGAAATTCAACAAGATAAGAAAGCCATTGCATAATATCTCTTTTATATTGATAAATACTTTTCGGAGATAGTTCCCTCATAGTCATATCTTGTTCATATTTTCTCCAAAGTTTTAGATTCTCTGGATTGATTTTTTCTTCCATTTCACTGTCAGTTTTATTATATTTACTGCGCTTGATTGTAGGCAATGCTTTCACCCCTTTCTTTAATCAAATAAGTTAGTGCGACCGCTAGGGCATCTGATTCATCATCACAATGGAAATCTAAATAAGGAAACCATTCTAGTATCTTATTCATAATTTCCTCTTTCTTTGCAGTACCTTTTACAATCGCTTCTTTAACTTTTTTTGGAGGATAATATATCTGTTTTACATCATAAAACAACATATTAACACATCCATGTACTCGATATAATACAGCAGTAGATGTATTATATCTACTAAAACCTCTTTCAATACATACAACTTCGGGAGGGTATTTATCTTTTAGAGCATCTAAATAATCATATATATATTTAAGTCTGACTCCATGAGTATCTTTATCTTTAGTTGGGATGCTCCCAATAAATACAGGTTTACACCCATCTAGGATAGCAACCCCACTATTACTCATAGATAAATCTAAACCCCAAATGTATTTATCCATAACGTTCCCTTCTTAGAAAAGCCCCACCATATTTCAGATGGGGCATATAATCAAATAATATCAATAGTTTCGCTAAGTTTAGTTTTAATATTAGTAAGTTTTTCTTCAAGAGATTTAGTTGTAGATTGTTCTTCTGCAAGAGCCTTTTCTAATTTAGCCTTTTCATCTTCAATATTTTCAATCTGAACTTTAAGCTGTGCAATTTGCTGTTCAAGTTCAGTAATCTTTTCACTATCAGTCTTTTCAACTGTAGATTCAGATTCAGCAGTTGTTTCTTCAACAACTACATCGTCAAGATGATTTAGACCAGCATTTTTGATAATTTTGGCATAATTCTTATAAGAATAATCCTTATCACAATCACCAGTTACACCATCACAAGTGCCACCAGTTCCGATGTACTGCCACATACCATAAGAATACTTGAACTGCGTATCAAGTTTTTCTTTGCTTCTGTAATCAGCAATCCAGAAATCATAGTTAGTCATCGAGGACATATCTAAATAAGAAAGTGCAAAAGAAGTATAAGTATAAAGCATACCATAATACTTGTTTTCTTCAATCTTATTCAAGAAAGCACTTGCAATAGAATTGTTATATGCTTTAGTATTAGTCGTATAACCACAAAGTTTGGTTTCTTCCATATCATATACGATTGGATATGTAATCTTGTATGGCTTAATAGCTTCGATAACCTTTTCAGCACTGATAGCTGCTGCTTCTGGTGTTTTATCATAAGCATAAACATATACGCCTACATCAAGTCCAGCATCAATAGCACCAGTAATATTAGTCTTGAAATTTTTATCTACATCAAGACCACCTTCATACCAAGACCATCCAACACGAATGATTGCGAAATCAATACCACTAGCTTTAACCTTAGCCCAGTTAATAGTGCCGTTGTGAACAGAAACATCAATACCGTCAAAATAATTTTCTGATGTAGATGTAGTAACAGTCGTAACAGTCTCTGTAGCTTCTGAACTAAAGTCGCTATAATTAGGTAGATTTACGTCTTTATCTTCGTACCATCCGACATATTTACCATAAATGCTCTGATTACTGTCAAGTGTCCAAAGCAAAGATGGGTCAACTGTAGAATCGGCTAAACCACCAGCAGCTTTAACATCTTCTGTTCTATTGATAACACCGCCACCCTTGCTATAGCCATAGGCAAGCGTAGGATAATTTGTATCAGTATCAAATTCAATGTGTAGATGATAACCCATGGCTTTACCATTTACAAGAGTAGAACCAGTATTACCATAATAACCGATGACGGTATCTTTAGTAACCTTCTGCCCCTTTTCACAAAGAATCTGAGAAAAATGGAACATTCTACAAGTTAAGTCAATAACATCGCCCTTTTTAGCAATTAGAGTACCTTTGGCATTATAGATGTTGTTAATCATCTGTACATTCTTATAGACAATGACAATGACATTACCAAGTTTATCATTGCCAGTAATACCATCCCAACCACAATCTACAACTTCACCATCACCGCAAGCATATACGGTTAGATTGCTACTGCTAAAAAGGTCAACACCATAGTGATTATATCCTTGCTGTTTTAGATATGCTGCATTTTTATAACCAGCAGAAAATACACATTTATTGATAGGAAGAATAAGAACTTGCCCTTTAAGAGTATTGGACATTTTCTTCACCATCCTCATCAACCCTAGAAAGCTGAACAATCTGACTATCATCTGTAATATTAAATACCTTTACCATCTTGTTATAAGCATCCTTACCATAAGTTAGAACAGCAGTTACAACAATACTGATAACCGATACAGCATTAACCATCGTAGAGATAAGTTCGGTATTAACAATAGTAATATTATACATTTCCAGTAGAGCAGGAAGTGTAACAACACCACATACTAATGATGCGATACCAACTGCTACAATCAGACCATAAGCAATTCCAGAAAAGAATTTCTTAACATCAAACTTTAGATTAACGTCTTTGAAAGACAAAATTGTTCCAAAACAAATATCAGCAAGTCTTGTAAGCAGTAGAGGAATCATAAAAACTCCCACCATTTTAAGATTAGTAAGAACTAGAGCTAGTAATCCAGTCAACTTTAACCCTCCTTTTATTTTACTAATTTATCGAATTTTGAAATTAGGATTTCAGCACCTATTTTTGATGCTTGCGTAGGCTTGCACTGCATTTCTTTATAGATAGTAATTGCTTCTTCACCTTTTACAACTGGTGTAGATGCAATTTGTGTAGCCATAGCCTTTCGCCTCCTTATAGGAAATATCTGTTTGTTCACAAACTATTCATATTTTATTCAAATTCCAAAAATAATCAGTCTGAAAAATGGCTTATTTAAGCCATTTTTTTAACACGATTTTTCGATAAAAGTAAGATTTTATTTTTTGCAAACGTCGAAAAAAAAGAACAACATTTTACTGCTGTTCTTTCTC